AATGTCTTGTTATGATTTTAAGAGAATTAGAATCTTTCACAAATACACCGTTAAGCTCTAAATAATACCGTTTCATAATCTTCTATATTGCGCAGGGCTTTCGCCCTGCTGGTTAAACTCAGTTTATTTCGTAATAAGGTTGCTCGCCTCTAATAACTCTCTTTGCATCTGCAATGCTATCATACAGCTTTGATTCGTCATTATCTATGATTACAAATTCTTGATGAAAGCCATCTTCAAACACTGTTATTATGTGACCTTTGTAACTTACTTCTCTGATGATATTCTTTGCTTTCATTATCGTATATCTTTTAATTGTTATTACTTCGTTTCTGATGATGCAAAGATAGTATATTATGTAACAAATAATACTATTTATATAGTTAATAAATTATAAAAGTATTATTTTATGTAACATATAATAATTATATAAGTATATTTGCATCATGGAAAAGGAAGATAAAAGAAGAGTTATACACGTAGAAATGAAAGCAACTGGTAAGCATAGGTACTTTGCTTCACCTGCTGCCATCTATGATGTATTTTCAAGTCAAGAACTTGGAATTGCCCGGCAGTCACTTCTGAACTACTGGCAAAAGACGGAAGAACCTTATGAGAATGCTATTTGCGTAATCAGAAAAGGAGAGTTAGAACGAAAAACTAAAAATAAGAAAGGAGATATAAATGAGACAAATTACATTAATCCAGGGTGAAAAAGGTTCGGGTAAATCTAAATTTATTCACGAAAAACTCAAAGAAATAGAATCGGAAGTCGAAGTTATAGAAACTGTTAATAAGGGGGATTGGAATACCGAAATCTACATTGTCAGAAATAAAAATTCCAACGACATTATTATCCTAAATTCCGGCTCAGATATGAAGTGTATTATTAGCGCATTTGGAGCTGTTTTAAGTAAATACCCAACAGTTGCATCTATATTCACAGCTATTAGACCTTACAATAATAACCCCAAGTTGCATACTTGGATGAAATCAGAGCTTCATATAACTGAGCAAGATAAAGTCACTACTATTGATTTAGATAAGCCAAAGCATTAAACTCCGGCTTACTCATTGATAACCTCATTAAAAGCAATAAAGGCGCACCAAAACGATGCGCCTTCTGTTGTCAATTAGTTCTTAATTTTATATCAGAGCCTCACGGCTAGAATATCAGAATCTGACAGCTTCCATTCTTCTGAGAAGATTATTATATCTCTCTTGTATAAGAGCTCTTTGTTTATCGGAAGCAGTTACAATCTTTCCCTTATATTTCCGCATGACAGATTCATTCATGCCAATTTCCTTTGCAAACTTACTGGCATTTATGAAAGGAAATGCCTCGAAGAATCCGCTTAAATCATATACGTAATCAACAGAATACCCAGACTTATACCACACAGGAAAGTCTCCATGTTTTTCTTTATAATATTCAGCCTGCTCTTCAAGTACGGACATAAAATCATCTTTCGCTTCCTGCTCTGTAAGCCCAAAACCGTACGCTCCGTTCACATCCTCCGAATATACGGAAATACCCCCATCATTCGCCTTTTCAATAATTGCCTTAATCTTCTTCATAATCGTGTATTTTAAATTCGTCAATTAAAGCACCCACCGAAGTGGGTGCAGTCCTTTCACTTCTTTAACCCTGCCTTTTTCAACATACTGTCAAGAGTACCATTGGGTATCTCTTGAGACTGATGTCTGCCAACAGGAATAAAGTAGTCAAAGTCGGGATGAACATATTTATAATGTTTCTTTCCCTTTTTGATTGTCCAGCCAGCTGATTCAATCAATTTGTAAAACTCTGAATACTTCATAAAATCAAAGAACATTTTTAATTGACACTACAAAAGTAACATATTTGTTACAATAAAACAAGCAAAGATGAAGAAAGAAATAACATATTTGTTACTTTTAACACCGTGTACACATAACAAAAGCCGGAGCACTAAACTCCGGCTCATTAATTGATTAGCCCTTTGATTCTTAACCGATTTACGATTTCGGTATAAAGATACTCTATATCCCCGCTGAAATCCCCATAATTCTGATAGAGAAACACGACATCAGCGCAGTTGTCGGAAATTGTACTCTTGGACTGAACCCCAAGTACCCTTGACATCTCTTCGCGTAACCCAGCTGTCATTTTCCCACCGGCAAGCGAACTTGGAGAAAACAGGTACAGGATAATGAAAATGAACTTCTTCCGCTGGGTAACACTGTCAATATTCGGTGGACATCCTCTCTCATTCAGTAACTTAACAAATATTTTATAGATTTCATGGATAAGGCTTTTGTCTTTCAGAACCGGGGCAGTCAAGGCATTCTCTTCTTCTGAAAGTTCTGATTTCTCAATTCTAATCTTTTTAAGGCGAATTATTTTGTTAAAATCCAGTTCCATAACACGATTATTTTAAAAGTAAATAGTATATTTGCATCATAATCGTGTAAGGAAGAGCTGATTCATGGTCGTGCGTGGGTTGGCTCTTTTTCATTCTTCCCCATTCGTGCTGACGAATGGTTTCTTTTCCAAATCATAGCAGGTGATATATACCCGTTTCCCATTAACATCACATAGAGCAAGGGCATATCCTTTCTCCAGTATTTTAACCGGCTGATTGTCGCAATAGACAGTACTTCCAACCGGAACTCTTATAAAATGACGTACTATCATTTGATTATCTTTAGCTTGTTATACCAGCGTGAAGAAAAAGGGAACCACCCGATTAGGAATGATTCCCCGAAAATGGTTACTTTGTATAGTTTGCTCATGGATTTTTCTTTTTAAGTATTTCAACACATTCCTTTATCCCATCATCGAAACCATGCTTATAGCCTTTAGTATATTCCCCTATAGTATATACCGCCATTGACAACACAAACAGGATGATACCTACAGGCTTATACCAACCGGGAAGTGATATAGAAAACGGCTTAAATGTAATTGTGAGATCTCCGACCCATAATAGGGAAATAACACATATAATTGTAAATAATATTGTTTTCATAATTTTCTCTTATTGATTTAACTCTTTGTACCAATAAGGTTTCGGGAACCTATCAGAGAAGAATATCTTATTCACTTTTTCAATATAAACATCAGATGCTTCTGGCCATAAATTCATCAGTTCATCCATGTCATTAACATAAGCGACTAAAATAAAAAATCTGTCATTCTCACCTGTACACCAGTATGGGTATTGAATGGGCCATATTAATGGACGATAATCTCCATCACATTTTTTCTTTTCTACAAAAAATCTTGCTCTAATCATTTTTATATACTTTTACACATAGAACAAAATCTAAACCTTTTGCAATCCACAGCATTCCTGTGATATCTATCTGCGCATGCAGCAAAGAAAGTGCAGTTATGACAATCTCTTTTAAATTTTTTCTTTTTCTTTACTTTAGGATATTTCATTTTTCACTCCTTTCTAATCAGTTATTAGTTAATTGGCAGTTTCATAAAGCACATCCATATTGTCTTGCTCTGTCTTCCAGTGGTATGCCCAAATAGAGGTTTAAACGGGATGGCAGACAAAACTTCCGAGGATTTAATCTCACTTTCATTCCATTTGAATACAAGAGTGCCGTAAGGCTTCAAGACGCGCATACACTCAGTAAATCCATCGTGTATGAGTGACTGCCAGTCTTTCGGCAGTTTTCCGTACTTTTTAGCCATCCATGAGGTTGCACCAAGTGTTTTCAGGTGCGGTGGGTCGAACACCACCATGTAGAAAGAATTGTCTTCAAATGGAAGGTTGGTGAAATCGGCTATTACATCCGGCTTTATTTCTATGATTCTTGTCTTACCCCTGTCCTTGGCCGTAAGTGTTTCCGAACGTTTGTCAACAAATAAGGCAAGAGGATTATATTTGTCAAACCAAAACATTCTACTGCCACAACAGGCATCTAATATAAGTTTTCCATTTTCCATTAAGCTATTTCTTTTGATTTCTTCAATCTCAACTTTCTCAATACTTTGCAAAGTGCTTCAGTATTTTTTCTCGCTTGTGTAACCTCCACCGCATTTCCGATAAATTTCTTTTGGTCAGCTTGTGTGCCTATTAAAACATAATCTTCAGGGAATCCCATAATCTTTTTGAGTTCCGGAATGCGAAGCATCCGCATTTTAATATCCACTATGCCATACAGTGCCATGAACTCCTTTATCTTCACGGTCATAGGACTATCATTGTTGTAGATTTCAATCGCTACCTGACCGCTTTCTGTTGCTACCAGATAAGGCGGCATCTTATCCATGCGGGCTATTAATGTGAAGCAGGGGCTATCAACAGAGCCGCCAGCACTGTTGAACTGTGGATTCATCAGATAGTGCCATTTCCTGTTTGCGGTAATGGTCTGGGAGGGTTCCTCTATACTGCTACCTACATTTGAGAATGCAGTATTCATTATCCACGGCTGGCATGTTACCAAGTTTTGTTTCGGTGTTGTGGTAACAGCGGGGCATGGTGAGTTTATATCAGACACCTGACCACCTCCAGAATATTGATTCATAAAAAATGGAGATACAAGGGAAAGTCTGTCTTTAGTCAGAAGTGTAGGACAAGGCTGATTAATATCCTTTCCTGTATCCTTAAAGTTATAAGAACACATAAATCGGCTTTCAATTAAAGCCATCCTGTCCTTCGTTGTGACCGTAGGTGCAGGAAGTTCCACCGAATGATTATGCCCGTTCCCATAGTAAGCCGATACAAAAACGTGGTGGTCTTTACAAGTGATTGCTCCAGCCGGTTCTTCCACTGATACGTTCTTGCTGTCGGGGTGTCCGCTAAACTGCTTAGAGAGGAAACAAACTTGCGCTACTCCAAGTCTGCCTTGCGTGGCTACCACCGGACATGGTTCGTCAATCCCAGGAGCGTTATATTTCCCTGTACGGCTCATAGAATTATACTTTACGAGGAAGGCATCCTTTCCTCCGGCTACAAACTTGATAAGTCCGGCATAGATACGTTCAAGCGTTTTCTCTGCAAGAGGCTTTTCCCTGAAGATGGTAGTTCCTTCATCAGAGAAATCAAG